AAAAAGGTCAAGTATTTTATGTTGCCGGTGAGGGTGTTGGTGGATTAAGAAAGCGATTAAAAGCCTGGCATTTACACCATAAGCGTGAAGCCTCAGATCAATGCCTAATCATACCGCAATCAGTAGGTTTGCTCGAGGACCAGGCTATCGATGATCTTATTACAACAATCCACCAGCTGAAAACAGATAAGATACAGCTCGTAATCTTCGATACCGTAGCTCGTTGTATGGCTGGAGATGAGAACTCAGCTCAGGATATGGGTCAAGCCATTAAATCAATGGATCGGATCCGGGATGTATTTAAATGCACCGTAATGCCGGTACACCATAGCGGTAAGGATCGAGATCGAGGAGCTAGAGGATCAACCGCAATGATAGGAGCTGTCGATGTCAGTTTGCGGGTAGATCGCCAGGAATCTATTGTAGCTGTATTAACAGAAAAGCAAAAAGATGCTGAAGCTCACAAGCCTATGCGGTTTAAATCAGTAGTCGTGGACCTCGACACAGAGCTGGATCTCGGAGAGGAAACAAGTATCGTCCTGGAATATACAGATGAAGTACAACAACCAACAGAAAAAAGATTAAGTCCCGCACAACAACTTTGCCTGGAAGCATTGAAAGAAGCTATTGAAGCTAAGGGTGAATATATAGATGGCAAAGGTAAATGTGTTACAGAGATAGTATGGAGAGAATATGCCTATGCTAGATCCTTATCAGAAACACCTGAAGCTAAACGAAAAGCTTTTTATAGATCAGCAAAATCACTCCAAGTAGCGGGACATTTACAAAAATGGAAAGACTATGTGTGGATTGGTGATGGGACACACGGGACATCGGAGCGGGACACAAATGTCCCATCGGAAACACCCGGAAAACAAGGATTTAGTTATGCTTGGGACAACTAGGGACATACTCAAAGCCTACAATGTGGGACGGGACAGGACAGGACATCCCACTAGGGTGTCTGTCCTTTGTCCCACAAGGGAGGTTTTATGATTAATATAATTGGTGAAGTCGATAAAATTGCTCATTCAGTCGAATCGAGATATGGAACTGAATTCAAAGGTCGTATCCCTGATGAGCTGTTTGAGAAGTTTGAACGACAAAAAGCTTTGTTTGATAATGCAATTATATCCAAAAATAAAAAGACCATAGAGATACAAGGACTAGCTATGCATCGAGGTTGGGTAGCTGTTGAGAAAGCTCTAGCTAATCAAGGCACCGTTTGGAAAGTAAAACACAGCTGTGGTGTCGAAATAACATTCTTTAAGGATAGATTACCTGATGCTCATAAAGATGATCCGGTAACTATGAATATTAACGAGGTAGTCAAGTTTATACCCGCTAAAATAATACAGCTGGCTGATACAGTAAGTCCATCAGTAATAGGCGGTGAACTACTATTTGATGATGAGATACCGTTTTGAGAACATTTAAACCCGTAATAAGACAATCTAAGCCGGAAACAAGACGATATAGTGTTGTACCAGCTAGAGCAATCCAGGATGATGATATACATCCTACGACTCTAAGATTACTCGGAGCTATATGTCTGCATACTAATAAATATGGCATTTGTTTCCCATCTCGAGTAACGCTTGGCAGACATATATCAAGACATCCTAAAACTATATCAGTACACATTACCAGGCTAATTAAACTTGGATACATTAGAAAGCTGAAGAAACGACACTTTGCAATACCAGGTATTAAAAGGAAGTCTAAGTATGCTACGAATCGATACCAGGTACTTTATGATGGTCCAGGTACAAAACTTCCAACAAAGGAGGAATTCTATGCTCCTCGACCAAAGATAGCTGAAGAATATCCCGATGAAGTGGTTACAGATAAAGGTAGGGATATAAAGGGTGATAAACGGATCAATGAAATAAAGTGTGTTGCACAAGCATTTTGTTCAGGTTTTGAGAATGGAAGTGGAATACACAAAATATCTGATAATTACCTGGCTGATGCAGAGAAATTGGTAGATGCCGGTGTATCTGCGGAGCTGGTAATGGAAACAACCAGCAATTATGTACGATCTCAGCTACAGAATAACAAACAATTACCAGCTGGATTGATGGAATTGGCTAAAATAACGGGATTACTATGACTTTTGCAATACCGAAATGTTCGTTTGCATTATGTAAATCCAGGAAAACCGGCATTTATGACTAAAAAAAAACAGACCATACCTCCCTCCCGCCCAGGCTCCGCTTTCTGTAGGTCCCTTTCGCACAAAATTTTAGACAAAAGCGATATGGTTAATAATCCACCGCATTATGTTGGAAATATCGAATGTATTGAAGCGATTGAGGAAAGTCTTACAGCTGATCAGTATATTGGCTACTTAAAAGGTCAGGTATTTAAATATCTTTGGCGAGAGAATCGAAAGAAAGATCGGATCCAGGATCTACAAAAGGCGAATTGGTACTTGAATCGTTTAATTAATTTTTTAGAGGACAATGTTTAAAGTTTTTATCTTGACATATTGGATTGAGTGCAATGAGCAATTAAGAATGAAAAGGCTTTATCCTATTAGGCATTGCCAAAAAGCTACAAGTGAATTATTTTATAAATATGAAAAGTCCCGTTTTTGCAAACTTAAAGCAGTAAGCTGTAAAACGGTAAGAAATTTTTTTAAGGATAGGGCATTTTTTGACCAATATAATCAAGACTAGAAAAGCCAGGACTATTTTAAAAAAAGGTTCTGATGAGGATAAGAAGAAAGTTTTACAAGAACTTGAAGCTGTTGCCGGTAGTGAAATTACAGATGTATTATCCTGGAATGAACACGGTCATATAACGATGAACAGCTCCAAGGATCTAAGTCATCGAGCGAGAAAAGGTATTAAGAAAATAAAAGCGACACCCAATAAATTTGGAACCGCCCTTGAGGTTGAGATGCACGATAAATTATCGGCTTTACGATTACTATCAAAACATCACGGTATTCTTGAACCGCAAGATAATAATAATAGACCCGCAATAATAGGTATAAATTTAAAAGGTCCGGAAGTAACTAAAATAACAATGGATGAAATAAATGAGAAAAAAGAAGATAAAGACGAGTCATAGTTATTGGCACTCTAAGATCATTAAAGAACTACGAGAAGATAGAGGATTGACCCAAACTGATTTAAGCGATCTAGCAAAGGTAAGTGTCGATACAATCTATAAAATTGAACAGCAAATAAATGTCGGTAATTTTGAAACAATAGAAAAGCTCCTTATAGCTATGAACCACGAATTGGAAATTGTTCCAATGGGTAACGAATAAGTATATATTATGGCAAGACGATTTTCAGCAAAGGACAAATCTTATAGACAAAAGAAAATTAAGAGTGAATTACCGTTACAAAATATAAATTTAGATTTTTCTAATGCTCCTACGATTTGGAAATTTTTGCACGATGACGCCTTTTTTCGGGGAATATGTGGACCCGTAGGTTCTGGGAAATCGTATGCGAGTGCTAGTGAGATATTACTAAGAGCATTACGCCAACCACCAAGTCCAAAAGATAATATTAGATATTCACGAGCTGTTGTTGTTAGAAACTCATACCCGGAGCTGAGGACTACGACTATTAAAACCTGGTTAGAATTATTTAATGAATCGCAATGGGGACCTATGCGATGGAGTCCTCCCCTCACCCATCACCTGAAGCTTCCGCCAAAAGATGATATACCGGGTTTGGATTGTGAGGTGATTTTCATCGCTCTTGACCAACCTAAAGATATTAGGAAACTGCTTTCTTTGGAATTAACTTTTGCCTGGTGTAATGAAGCCAGGGAATTACCTTTAGCTATTATCCAGGGTTTGACATCTCGTATAGGACGATACCCAACAAAAGCTCGAGGCGGGTGTCCCTGGAGAGGTATATGGGCAGATACAAATGGACCGGATGATGACAGCTGGTGGTATAGGTTAGCTGAGAAAGAACCGGTACAAGGTAAATACAAATGGAATTTTTATAATCAGCCTGGCGGTATGATTGAATCATCTATACCTACAGATTATTCCGGTGGGGGTAAGTTTTGGGAAGATAATAAAAAAGCTGAGAATATAAATAATTTACCTCAAGGATATTATCATCAGATGTTAGGTGGTAAGGATCTTGATTGGCTCCGGGTTTATGTTGGTGGATCTTATGGATTTGTTAAGGAGGGTAAATCAGTATGGGAGGAATATGATGATACATCTATGGTTGATGAAACATTAACGCTAGATGAATCGTTACCTATACAAATTGGTATTGACTTTGGTTTGACTCCGGCTTGTGTTTTTGGACAACGATACCCGGATGGTCGATGGCATATATTACACGAATTAGTTACTGAGGATATGGGATTAGAAAGATTTGGTCAGATGTTATTGTATGAATTAAATACCCGGTTTAAAGGTTGTGAACCGTTAATATGGGGAGATCCAGCCGGGCAAAAACGTGATGAGATTTTTGAGGTTACAAGTTTTGATCATTTACGAGGATTAGGATTACACGCTCAACCTACAGCATCAAATGATTTTATGGTAAGACGAGAAGCTGGAGCTTTACCAATGACACGCCTTGTTGGAGGTAAGCCAGGATTGCAGATCCATAAAAGTTGTAGACGATTACGAAAAGCGTTAGCTGGAGGTTATCACTTTAAAAGAGTAGGTATCTCAGGTGGAACGGATCGATTTCGTAGTGTCCCGCTCAAAAATCAACATTCTCATATTGGGGATTCATACGCTTATCTAATGTTAGGTGGTGGTGAACATAAGAAATTAATAAGAGGTCATTATGGTAATGAAAATAAATTTCAAGTACATAAAGCAAAATTAGATTTTGATATATGGTAAAAGAGTTTTATTCATTAATGCAAAGTTGTATTCCGGATTATGCAAAAGTATCTCCATTTAAATCTTTTCATATTGATTTAATGAATTTAGATGAACAACAACGAAAGGTTTATAATTCAATGCCAAAATATAGTCAGTATATGGAAGCTCAGGCTAATTATGGATATGCTTGTACAATTTTAGTTAATGGCAATCCTTATGCTGTATTTGGTTTTGTACCGTTATGGAAAGGTGTTGCTGAATGTTGGTTACTATTAGACAACCGTTGTCGTACCGTATTCGTACCGTTTTCTCGATCAAGCTTACGGATATTTGATAAGATTGGTACCTTTATGGAGCTGAAGCGGTTACAAATGTATGTTGTTTCTAAAAACTTTCTATACAACAAATATGCTAAGTTTTGTAAATTTAACAAAGAGGGATTATTGAAATATTATGGTCCTTATTTAACTGACTATAATTGTTATGGTCGATATTATTAAGGAGAAAATATGCCATACGGAAAAGGTACTTACGGAAAAAAAGTTGGTAGACCAATGAAGAAGAAAAAAGGAAAAAAATAATGGGAGGAATATTTTCAAGACCAAAGCCACCAGCACCGCCACCACCGGTCATCAATAAATCTCAAGATGCTGAACAAGCTCGTTTGGATTCTGAGCGTAAAGAAAAAAACAGACAAGCTATGACAAGAAAACAAAGAAAACAAAGAGGTGGTATAAAATTATTACTATCCGACAGAGATAATTCTGTTTTAGGTTTAGGTAATAAAACAACACTAGGCTAATGAAACAAAGATTTTCTGTTGACGATGTAATAAAAAGAGCAGACAAAGCTAATATTCGTAAAGAAAATTGGCGTGATATGTACTCTGATTGTTATGAATTTGCACTTCCACAAAGAAATTTATATGATGGTTTTTATTCATCATCATCTCCTGGTCAAAAAAAAATGAATCAAGTATTTGATTCTACCGCAATAAATTCAGTTCAACGATTTGCTAATAGATTACAATCCGGTTTATTTCCGCCTTATCGTAATTGGTGTCGATTAATGGTAGGCGAAGTCGCTAAACAACAAGTCGGAGATCCGATTGAATTACAAAGAGCTTTAGATATTTATACTGATAAATTATTTACAGTTATTAGACAAACAAATTTTGATTTAACGATGTCA